GGGCGCGACGACAGCACAGATCATAATGGTACTTTCTCACGACCTCCCACAGACTTGAGGGGGAGTCCCTTCTGTATGCGCTTGCGGTGGCGACGCGGCGGTACGAGCAGGGCTATGATGCGGCGAAGCTAACCGCAGCTTATGGCAACCCCTGTTCTGCTTTATCGGTGGAGCCTGTCGGGGGGCGTGGCAAATACGGCAGGAACAAAATCGAAATCAGATACCATGAGCCGGGCTTGTGGTAACACACAGGCCCGGCTTATTCATGTGGTTTTGATTATTTCAAATATACAGATCACAGGAAGGAGCGTATTTTATGCAGATGACAGAACAGAGAGCGGAACCTGCCTCTACCATTCTGGTTGATATACGGGATGTATCGGTCAGTAAGGAGCTGACGAGGGAGGAACGCATTTCAGAGTTTATCAGACAGATCAAAGACCCTTACTGCTTCAAGTGCGGCAGGTTTACCGTCCGGGCGAGCTTTGCGGCGGACGGCGCAACCCTGGAGGACTGCATCAAGGGGATCATTCGCTGAACAGAAAATTTCCGAAAAGGGGCTGACTTTTCCGTTTCTCCGATGTATAATAAGTGTCGGAAAAGGAATTGAATACGGCAAACAACACTCCTTGAATTGCGGGATTTTTCTGCAAAGAAAGGAGTGTTTTTATATGGAGCTTTACAAAGCAATCAAGTACATACGCCTGTCTTATACGGACGACAAGACCGTGGAGAGCGACAGCGTAGCCAACCAAAGGCGCCTGATCGATGATTTCGTGGAGAAGCACCCGGAGATCGAGGTCGTTGCCGAGAAAATCGACGACGGATACAGCGGCGTCCTGTTCGACCGTCCTGCCTTCCAGGAAATGATGGATATGATAAAGCGGGGCGAGGCAAACTGCGTGATCGTGAAAGACCTTTCGCGTCTTGGCCGTGAATACATCGAAACCGGCCGCTATATACGCAGAGTGTTTCCGGCCTACGGCATCCGTTTTATCGCCATCAATGATAACGTGGACACCATCAATGATGCGGCGGATGATTTGACGGTCTCAGTCAAAAACATTATGAACGAGGCATATTGCCGCGACATTTCCGTAAAGACAAGAAGCGCCCTGGAAGCCAAGCGGCGCAGCGGCGATTTCGTTGGCGCCTTCCCGGTATATGGTTATTTCAAGACCGGCGAGAAGCATAAAAGCCTGGAGATAGATCCCTATGCTGCGGATGTGGTAAAGGACATATTCAGAAAACGATTGGACGGGTACAGTGCCCTTCATATCGCAGAGGAATTAAACCGCCTGGGCGTTCTCTCTCCTTTGGCGTATAAAAGGAACAATGGACTGCCGCATGCCAAAGGCGGCTATACGGATCGAAAGGACTGTAAGTGGTCTGCCACTACCGTTATTCGTATCCTGCAGGATGAAACCTACACCGGTACGCTGGTACAGGGACGCCATGCAACGCCGCACTTCAAGTTGAAAGAACTGGAAAACAAGCCTTCTTCGGAATGGGTACGGGTACCCGGCGCACACGAGGCGATTATCAGCAAGCATGATTTTGACCTGGTGCAGCGGATCAAAAGGATTGATACCCGCACTTCCCCAAAGGAGGACAAGGTTTATCTATTCTCCGGGATCTTGATCTGCGGCTGCTGCGG